CGGAAACCGTGCCGGAGCGCCTCCCAAAGCCGCTCGAAACAGGGGACCATAGCCTGGCTCCTCCGTTGGGTCGCCCCATCCCATCAGGTAGGTGGTCAGTTCGAAACTGGTCTGCCTGCGGCTGCCTTGCGGTGTCCCCGGAAACGTCCGGCTCCCCGACTTGTCCTTGCGTTCTGCCCGCACCAGTTCCTGTTTTGTGGTCAGTTTCACGGCTGGGAATCGGTTCTTCGCGCTAATGGCCGCCACCTGCCCGTACGCGCTCTCCGCCGCCGCATAAAATCGATTGGCGTTCGATGAGATATAAGACATGTCTACTCGCTAACCTCAACCTCAAAGCTGATCTTCGCGGCTTGCAGGAAGTTCCGTCCTCCGTGCTTCACCGCCCCGAAGGCTGCCTCGTATCCCCCGGCGTAGTACATCCCGTTGCCCCAATCGCCCCGGCTCCCGTCAAGGACCTGCATCAACCCGTCGGCGTACAACTGTACTTTCCTCTCCAGCCCTTCCAGCCGGTCCTGCGAAACTCGCACCTCAACTGCCATGTGCGCCTTGCCCGAAAATCTTCGGAACTTCTCTTTCAGGGAGTTCGAGAGTTTCTCGCAGTAAACCTGTACCAGCGGGTATCTGGTCCCTGTGCTCCGTTCCACGATTTCCGCGCTCACGTTCTGCCTCACAATGTGAGCCGGCGGTATCTCCGCAAGCGCTGTCTGTTCGGCCTCCGCGATTGCAGCCAGTGTGGCGCTCAAGCCCGTGGGCGCCGCTAGGATTTCAAGCACCTTCCCTTCCGCTCTGCTGCCCGTGCTCGCCATTGCTCATCCCCTCTGTAGAATCCTCGGCAGACCTCGAACACAATTGGGCTCCTGTCCCGTCCCCGGGGGCTTTCCCACTGTCAGCCCGGTGCTCGGCTCAACCCAGGTCTGGTCCATGCCAAGCGGCGTCCGATTCTGAAGGGTCAACCCGTCGATGGCGGTCCCGGCGTACACGTTCCATCCCGTCGCGTTCGCGGGCGGAAGCACTGGCTTCGCTGTCAGTAAGCTCCCGCTCGGCGTGTCCAGGGTCGCCAGTTTCCCGGGAGCGCCCTCTTCGCCGGACCCGTTCACCCAACTGATTCGTGCGTAATATGTAGCTGCCCCTTGCGGGCCAGCCGTGTAGCCAAGCTCCGGTGCGCTCGCTGCGGGCAGCGGGTTGAACACGATGCCAACCCCTACTTGAAACAGCGTTTCCGATGCCCACTTCGAGAGGTCCTTGTAGTGGTTCCATTTCCTCAAATAGCGCTCGTTCATCTGGCTCCCGTACGCGTCCCGGTACGCCAGTTCCAGCGTGTGGAACACGTGCCAGAGTTTGAGCGGCGCTGTGACTGCCACGTTCCCGAGTGAGAGCCCACTCGTCCCATAGGGCGCCAGCCGTAATGAAGATCCGGTGAGCTCGATCCCAATCTCGTCCTGGGCCAGGCCGAGTTTCGCGGTCAGATCGATTCCCTCGCCGCTGGCCATGTCCAGAATCGCGCTCTCGTGCGCCGCTAGGTCCTCGAGTGACGCAATTGTGCCGTCCGTGAATAGCGCCATAACGCCCTACTGCTTCGAGCTCCTCGACCCGCCCTTCAGGCTGCCCAGTTCACTCTCCGGCAGAACCGCAAAGTGGATTCGGCTGGCGGCCTCACGCCTGTCTGCTTCCTTCTTTGCCGCCGCCACCTGAGCCCGGAATTCGCGGCTCTCCTCGTCACTCGCCAGCCGCGCCCGGCCATCGACGATGTGTCGGGCTGCCAGTTCCCTCGGAACCTCCGTGCACACACCCGCCTTGCCCCCGTCCGGCGTCTCCAGACTCACCAGCACCACACAGGGCTCCTGGATGCTTTCTTCGACCTGCCGCATTCGCTGATAGTAGACTTTCAAATCCATGTGGTTTCCCCCCTGCGAACTGCTCGCTCGCAAGCGCGTCCTTCCTTTGCCACTGATCGGATGCGCCGAAACAGCCCTCTCTGCCTGGCCCGTCTCGGCGCCCCATGAATGAGCTCCTTGCTCTAACTGTTCACCTGAACGCCGCAGTTGTTCCGCAGCACTGCGCAGCCGTACAGCACGTCCACCGTGAACTGCTGCGACAGCGTGTTCGGCTGGTAGCTCATCATCACCCGCATCCCGAAGTTGCCCAGCTCCGCGTACTCGGCGGCGGCGCCGGTCCCGGGCAGCGGTCGCGGCAGGCGCCGCATCACCAGACCGATCGCGTTCTTGGCAAACGCCAGATTGTGAGTCGTCGTCGGCGCGCTGCCTGTCTTCGACACGAACTGCGAACGGAACACGTAGAAGTCCTTGATCTTCCCCACCGTCCCGTCCACCAGCGACCGCAAGCCGGCGTCGCCCGCCGTCTGAAATTCGCTGAACCGGGGGATCTGCCGCAGTTGCGAGTAGGTCGCGGCGTCCACCACCAGGTACTTCGGATCCGTGCTCGGAACCTTCGCCTGGAACAGAGCTGTCTCGGCAGCGTCCACCACTGCCTCGGTAATCGGCGTGCCCGGCGTTCCCACCGGAGCATTCGCGGTGAACCCCGCGTAAAGGCCCAGCAGGTCGGACTCGATCCGCTCGGCAATCGCCACGACGGCCGGGTGCATGTAGATCTGAAGCAGATCGGGTACCGCGAGCACCTTCGTGACATCTGGAATCTGGAACGTCGCTTCCACGTGCGTGTTCAGCGTGATCTGGGCATTGCCCACGTTCGGGTTTTGTGTCTGCACCACGCCGCCCTCGGCGATGTTATTCGCCACCAGGCTCGGCATGATCGGCACGTTGACCGCGTCTCCGGCTTGCGCCAGAGTCGGTTCGTAGTCGCGATTCACCAGGTTCCCCATCACCAGGTTGCCCACCAGGGCCGGCAGAGCGTCCGCCGCCACCAGTTTCACAATCGCGTTAGCTACGTTGGTTGACGTAATTGCTGGCATTCATTTCTCCTTCGTTCTTCCAACTTCTCTTTCAAATTCCCGCAACCGGTCCGTCCAGCCGCCCAACCCGAAGCACTTCTTTGGTTTGCTTCGGATCCGCCCGGTCTGCACGCACCTTCGCGGCGTTACACGCCCTTCAGCGCCTGCGATGTCACGCGTACGATCTCCTGCCGTACCCGTTCCATCTCCTCCTTGCTCATCCCCGGCCGGATCTTGTCCAGATCCACGCCCCCGCCAGACACCGGATTCTTGTGACCGGGCATTACCCCAGATCCCCCGGAAATCCGGGCTGGCAGAAACTCCGGATTCTCTGCAACGAAGCTCGTCAAGTAATCTCGCAGGGCCATCTCTCCCTGCTCCCCTTTGGCCACTAGCCGGCCATCCTCGGTGCGCACGATGTCGTCGCGCACTGCTTTGAACGCCAGGTCCACCTTCGCCACGCCGAGCCGCTGGAGTTCCGTCCGGATTATCGACGTCCGCTCCAGTTCCTCGGCCGCCTTCCGGCTGCGTTTGTTCTCCTCCACCAGTTCGTTCACCCGGCGCTCCAACTGCTCCCGCCGTCTCCGCTCGTCGGCCAGTTCCGCCTTGTAGGCCGGCTCGCTTTTCGCCTGTTCCCGGCTCACGAATTCTTCGATCGCCTGCCGCACGATGCTTTGCACGTCCATCTGCTTGCTGTCGTCCATAGACCTCCTTTGCCTTGTTCCTCCCCAGAGCCCCTTGTCAATCCCCCGGCTGCCGTGTCGCGAACGATGCCTCGATCTCGGCGTTGATCCGGCTCTTTACCTCCGGCCTCGCGTCGCACAGGTACTTTTGAGCCAGTCTCTTGAACATCTCCCGCTTCAGCGTTTCCGACCCAATGCCTAGCTCCAGCAGCTTCTTCGCGTCTTCAAGTTCGTTGCTAAAATCGCCGATGTCGAACTCGTCTAAACCCGAAACATGCACCATTACCCCGTCCTGCCGGGCGCTCGCGATGGCGCTCAACACCTGCCCCATCGTTTCCTTCACTGCATCGCCGTATGCCCGTAGAACCTGCTGCGTGATGCTGAAATCTCGCTGCTTGCTCAACCCGGTCTGCGAGGCGTTCGTCGCTCGTGGACCGCTCGCTTGCGCCATCAGGTAGCAAACCCGGTAGATCTCGTCCTTAAGCCGGTCCAGATTTTCAATCGCGATCTGATATACGTGCCCTTCCGGTTCCGTCCACCCGAACCGGTCGTCCGGTCCAAGCTGGATGTAGTACGACTCCCCCACCGCCTGCTTGAATTCCTTCTCGGAGTACACCACCGGCATCGCGAACAACCCCATGGTCAATGCCCACGCCAGGGCGTTCGATTTGTTGAAGTGTTCCAGTTGCAGCGTGGCTGACTTGTTCATCAGCCACAACCCTTCGCTGACTTTCAGCTCGAACACAGGCACACGGTTCTGCGAAGCCAGCCCGTGCGTACCGGCGTCGACCAGGCGCACCTCGCCCCGCCCATCTTCCCCGGCTCTTTCGTAGATCTCGAATTTCTCGCGGTCGTAGTAAACCCACCGCGTCACCGTCATGGGACCCGGATCGCTCAGTCTCGCCTGCCTCGTGTCCGCCGTCCGGATCACCACCCAGTCGAGCGTGCCGTCCTCGGCCCGGCTCCAATTGATGACCTGGTCTGCATCCCAGGCCACCAGGTACGCTCGCGACCGTCCCAACGCGTCCTCTTCGGCTCGGCTCAGCGGCGCCCGGGGCACTTTCGGAAACTCCACCGTCAGATAGCTCCGCCCTAGTACCAGCGTCGATACCAGTCGGTCCCGGAAGAATTCCGAAAAATTCGTGCCTCTCCGGTCGCAGTCGAGCATGAATTCGTCAAAAAACCTCCGGCTTGCCTCGTTGTTCCCTTCGGTCGTCACCACCGGCTCTCTTCGTCCCAGCGTTGCGGCGTACCAGTCGATGATCGACCCGATATAGTTCTCATAGAACACCCGCTTCAGGCGTTCCGCATAAACCTCCAGCGGCTCCCGGTTCCTGCTGATTAGGTATTCCCCGGCCGCCTCTCGGAATTGCTCTCCACCGGCGTACAAGTCTCGGTATTTCTTCCACATCGCAACATTTGCGATGTAATCGCGGTGCTCCCGCTCGATTTTGTGCATGGATCCCACCAAACTCGCGTGTCTGCCTCTCTGTCAGCCGGCGCCATCAATAGAATCGGCGCTCGCTTCTCTCCCCGACCTCGCCCCTCGGCCGGCACTCCTGCCAGATCAGGTACCCCAACGCATCCGACAGATGCGTCCGCATCCGGTCTCTCTCTTTGTCAATCAGCGTGGTGTCTGCCTTGTAGGAGACCTGCTCGAAATCCTTGATCAGTTCCTTGCACTTCGGATCGACCATCAGCCGGATCTCGCCCGAGGCCGTCCGCAGCATCGCGTTCATCAGGCTGATTCGGTCCCGCACCTGCGGATTGCGTTTCGGCACCCTGTATTCGACGGGTGCCCGGTACCTCTCTTGGAAATACGCCCGGATTATTTCGTAATCCGTGCTCCCTGTCGTCTGCATCGCGTTGCCGGACGCGTCGCCGTAAATCACCACTCCTGCCGTATGACTCGGAAACCTCGCCACGAAGGCTTCACACGCCTGGTCCGTCGTGGCCCGCCGCAGGACAATCTCATCCAGTACTCGCACCCGGTCCCCCGAAATCTGGGCCACTACCGAACTCATCGGGTCCACGTTGAAGTCCAGCGCCCAGTACAGCCGCGTACCCGGATCCGCCCGCAACTCGGTCACGTGCTCGTCCCGCCGGAACGCACTGTACACCAGCCCGCCGGCCATATTCACGTACTGCCCCAGAACCTCTTGCTCGTAAAACTGGGCGTCGTAACTGTTCTTCAGACGCTCGTAGAAATCCGGTATCTGCTTTAGCAGATACCGGTTCTCAAACGGCTCCGCGATGATCGTCTCGTATCCAGCGACCCGGTCGGAAAGAAACCGCCGGTAGACCCAATCGAATCCTTTCGGCGTCCACACTGCGAAACCGCACAGTCGCGCCGCCTTCGGATCTCTGAGCCGGCCCTCCATCCGAAGCCAGGCCGCCTCCTGCGTGTAACTCAGTTCGTCGAGTCCGAACCATGCCAGATTCGTGCCCCTCAGTCGCTCGTACTCGTCCATCGATCGGAATAGGATCCTCGATCGGCTGTCCAGCATCGTCAGGACGTTGTCCGCTTTGTTGAACTCGTATGGTATCCGGTTGCTGTCCAGAATCTCGAATAACGTGGCCTGTGTCGCATCCCGCAACATTGGATACGTGGGGGCGCCGATCAACCCCATCCGTCCGGCGTTCACGTAACTCAGCTTGATGGCTTCCTGGCATAGCGCCTGGCTCTTTCCCGATCCGATCGGCCCGGAGAACCCTTTGAACCGTGCTAGGCTTTCATGGAATCGCTTCTGGGATGGCAGCGGACTATAGTCTATTTTTCGATAGTAGATTCCTTTGCCGCCTCGGCCGGTTCGACCCATGTCACCTTGATCTCCTTCGTCTCTTCCGCCTCCAGTTCCTTCTGAAGCTGCAACAGCTTGATGAAGTCGCCCACCGTAACTTTGGGATTCGACTTCAACTGCTCCCCGATCTTCTGGATCGCGGTATTCACCGCATCCTTGGTGCTGCTTCCTCTGAGCCTGCTGACCCCCTTCACCCTCCGCGTCTCTCTGCCCAT